GCGTGAAATCCTAACCCCTTGTATTGTTTGGATGCCCGTAAAGACGTTCGCTGTAGTAATTCCTGCGTAATCAGTACCAGCTGTTGCTGCTACAGCCCCGCCTGCGTTATTACCTTTTAAGACCAAAGCTGTTGTTGCAATACTGCCACCACCGCCGGGCGCAGCCCAAGTAGGCGCAGCTAAACCATTAGATGTGAGTACGTATGTAGCTGTACCCGCAGCAAGCATAGCTGTTGTACCTGAAGCTGTTTGGTAAGGTATTTGCCCTGCTCCACCACCTGCTAAGTTAGTGGCTGTTGTAGCTGTAGCGGGGGTAGCCCAAGTAGGCGCAGCTAAACCATTAGATGTGAGTACGTATGTAGCTGTACCCGCAGCAAGCATAGCTGTTGTACCTGAAGCTGTTTGGTAAGGTATTTGCCCTGCTCCACCACCTGCTAAGTTAGTGGCTGTTGTAGCTGTAGCGGGCGCAGCCCAAGTAGGCGCAGCTAAACCATTAGATGTGAGTACGTATGTAGCTGTACCCGCAGCAAGCATAGCTGTTGTACCTGAAGCTGTTTGGTAAGGTATTCGCCCTGCTCCACCACCTGCTAAGTTAGTGGCTGTTGTAGCTGTAGCGGGGGTAATCTCAACAAAGTCTGTGCCATTCCAAGCTACTATAGATGTTTTACCTGAAAGAATAGTTACGCCCGTAGTAGGTCCAGCACCTACGATTTTAACTGACTGGGATGTAGATGTTGCATTAATAACGATATAGGTTTTATCTGCTGCTGGAACCGTAACAGTCAATAAGCTTGCAGGGGCACCTGAACACTTGATAATTTGATATTGTGAAGAGCCTGTCGCAGTCGCACCTGCTTGAACTAGACTAGACCCTGTTGTTTTACTTAACGTAACCGCTGTTAAACTACCACTAATAATCTGTGTACCTGCGACAGCGCCCTCTAAATAAGTGGTGATATAGTTGTTAACTGTTTGCCCCCAAGTACCAGAAAGCTCTCCGTCAGTAGGTAAAGCTAACCCTAAAAGGGATGTATATGATGTTGCCATGTTTTAGCCTATGTGTTAATGGGTGCCCAGTTTGCGGTTTGAGTAGTGCCTACTGCGCCCCAGTTTGCGGTCTGTGTTGTAGATATATTACCCCAATTTGCGGTCTGTGTGTCATCTATAAGTTCCCATAAACCACGAGCAGTGGCGGAGTCAATTGCGTAGACTACTTCGTTTATGGATACAGAGGATTGACCTCCGCCAACTATTAACTCTACAGCATTACCCGCTTCTAATACTGAGCATATTAAATTAGCGATATTAGACTGCGCTGCGAGGGCGGACAAGCTTTCTGATACGTCACCAACTAACGTGTAAGTAGCAACCTGAGCATCAGAGCTTGATAGGGCTTCAGTTAAATTTGTAGGTATTGATAAAGATAAACTCTGTGATTCAGTGGCTAGTACACTCTCAGTTAAACCAGCTGACCAAGGAATAGAGGATATTTGTGCATCAGTTGCTGTAGTTGTTTCAGATAAAGCACATGCCCCCGTTAATACGGATAATTGAGAATCCGTTGACGTTAAGGCCTCAGTTAAATTCGTTGGTGCTTCTAAACTATTTGCAACTACGTCACTTGCCACAGCTGATTCTGTTAACGCTAAACTATAGCCTAGTGTGTAGGTTTGTGCATCGATTGCATTTAGTGTTTCGAGGATAGCTACACTATTAATACCATAAACTTGTGCATCAGTAGCGGCTAGTGTTTCGAGGATAGCTACATCCAGTGATGTTGTAGCTGTTTGTGCATCGATTGCGGCTAGTGTTTCGAGGATAGCTACATCCAGTGATGTTGTAGCTGTTTGTGCATCGATTGCGGCTAGTGTTTCGAGGATAGCTACATCCAGTGATGTTGTAGCTGTTTGTGCATCGATTGCGGCTAGTGTTTCGAGGATAGCTACATTTGAGATTGTCCCTACTAGCTGTATATCAGTAGCGGTTACTGATTCAGTTAAATTTGTTGGTGCTTCTAAACTATTTGCAACTACGTCACTTGCCGCAGCTGATTCTGTTAACGCTAAACTATAACCTAGTGTGTAGGTTTGTGTATCAGTAGCGGCTAGTGTTTCGAGGATAGCTACATCCAGTGATGTTGTAGCTGTTTGTGCATCGATTGCACTTACTGATTCTGTAAGCAGGGCTAGCGCACCTAGAGTTACAGTCTGGCCACCACTTGCTGCTAGTGTCTCCGTTAAGTCAACAGAAATACTCCCGCTACTTACAATAGGTAAGGAGGTAAAAGGTACCTCAGCAAATGCAGAGAAGCCAAACATTACATAGATACCTCTGCTATATTAAAAAACACTTCCGCTTCTTCAAGCGTATCAAACCAGTGCCATCCACCTTGTGTTGGGTAGGTATAGGTTTCCCTGTCTTCTACAAATAAATCATAGTCAGGCGCACGGACAAAGTTTGGTGCTTCTTGAAAATCGTTGTTTGGGTCTATTCTAAAAAAACTCATGGTATTTACCCTGTTACAGTCCAGCCCTTGGCTGTTGCTATTGATGGGGTGTCTGTTGCCGCTCCCCAGTTTCCAGTAACCGTTATTGTCTGTGATACTACGCCCGATGCCAAGTTGGTATATATAGCATTTAGCTGTGTTGCTGAGAGCATACAGTTTAAATAGGTAATTGATACTTTTGTACCTGAGCAGGTTGCTTTAACTAGGCTAGAGCAACTCTGAAACATACCGGTAGCATTAGTGCAAGCACCTAGATTAAATAAGGGTACTGTTTGTAAGCTAGGGCAACCACTGAACATGCTGGTAGCGTTAATGCAAGCATCTAGATTAAATAAGGGTACTGTTTGCAGACTAGAGCAATTACCGAACATAGTGGTAGCATTAGTGCAAGCACCTAGATTAAATAAGGGTACTGTTTGTAAGCTAGTGCAAGTACTGAACATACTGGTAGCATTAGTGCAAGCATCTAGATTAAATAAGGGTACTGTTTGCAGACTAAAGCAATTACCGAACATATTGTTAGCATTAGTGCAAGCACCTAGATTAAATAAGGGTACTGTTTGTAAGCTAGTGCAATTACCGAACATACTGGTAGCATTAGTGCAAGCACCTAGATTAAATAAGGGTACTGTTTGTAAACTATAGCAAGTACTGAACATGCTGGTAGCGTTAATGCAAGCACCTAGATTAAATAAGGGTACTGTTTGTAAACTATAGCAACCACTGAACATGCTGGTAGCATTAGTACAAGCCGCTAGATTAAATAAGGGTACTGTTTGCAGACTACGGCAATTCTGGAACATACTGGTAGCATTAGTACAAGAACTCATGCCCATGGTATTGACTGACTGTAGACTGTAGCATCCATATAAACAAAAACTAAAATTTAAAACAGCTGATGTAACAATATTAACTATTTCCAAATCCTGCATTGTTATTGATTGTGATCCAGACGTATTAGTAGCTCCAATAAAACAACCAACTAAATATGGACTAGCAATAACGACATCCACAAATCCTGAGCTATATAGTTGCAATCCAGTTTGATTATGTTTTACATTAAGATTTAAAGATGTTAATTGTTGACCTGCTTGTGGAGTTACAGTAACAATTGCTTGTTTATAACCAAATGAGGTTATAGTTGCGTCAGACGTACTGGTTGTCGTTAATGTTGCATAATCGTATTGGTGGTAAGCCGTAACCCCCGTAGCTATATTTTGTGTTGTTCCATCACCCCAATCAACAGTATAAGCACCGGCAGCCGATAAAGCACAAAAACAACTATCAACAGTAACCATGTGCAAACCGACAAACTTTTGGTCTGTATCGAGTACAGTGGGCAGTGTCATCCACTCAGATGGTCTTGTGTAAGGGAGGTTACCAAGTCTTTGCGATGCTAAAGTCATTGCTTTAGTTGCTAGTGATTTAGATTTCGTGTTATTAGCAGACATTAAGCAATCTCCGACCCAAATAAACTAAACGCAACGGTTGCTGTTCCTGCATATACTGATACAACATCTGTAGTTGCTAAAGTTATACCTAGTGTTAAAAACATTGTGTCGTATTGGTTAACCGGCGTACCGTAAGCAATATAATGTTGATTTGCTAATGTTGCGCCAGCGGGTCTTATAGCAACTCTGAATGTTGTTGATACCCCTAAATTAGCGATAACTAATGTGCTGCACACTGCCGAAGTAGCACTCGGTGAGGTATATAACGTAGTTACAGTTATTGCCGCTGGGTTTGATTGTCCTAAGACTTTGTAAGTCGTTGCCATTTGTTATGCCCCCATTAGCAAGAAATTTGTTTCTAAGCCTGATGATGCGATAGTTTGATTGGGCCATGCCCCAGTGACGGTTATATCTGTACCCGCTACAAGAGAAAATGTCCCTCCTTGATAAGTTGCTCTTTCCGCAGGATAGGTAACAAATACATCTTTAGCACCTGTAAGAAATACAACTAATGCGCCTGCATTGCTAGATGCTAACACCGTATCTCGGCTTAAGGTGTTTCCAATGGTTGTGTAAGTACCAATACCTACTTCCCAGTTAGCGCCAGCTTGATCTGCTATGGTGTAGTAAGTCGTGTTTGCGTTACCTACTGCTAATAAAAAAGTTTGGCATCCTGTAGCAGCACCAGCTAAAGTGATAGCGGCAGTGCCTGTAGATGTCGTTGTTTCCTTAACTCTATCCGCTAAAACTAAAGCCATACATTTCCCCTAAACTGAAGCTGTATACGTTACAAGAAGCGAGTCGCCTGAGATAACAGCGCGAGAAGTCGCAAAACTACCTGCTGAATATAAAGTTCCCGTAGTACCACTTTTAGCGCTACCTGTAGTTAAGAATGCACCAGCAATAGTCGCGGTTGCGTTAATAGTAAATGTTGTTGCGGCGGTTGCTATTGAAGCGGTTGCTGTGGCAGTAAACTCACCCTGGGGTCTTGTAGCGTTAGAATACGCTACGCTTTCAGCCCAACCCGCATGAGATGGCATAGTATCTGCCGCCGCATAAGCAGTAAAACCAGCGTTGTCTACAAGACCTAAATACCATGTAGTTGTTTGTGTTCCAGAAGCTAGGTATACATTTAATAGGTTAGCTTTACCGACAGTCACTACTAAGTTTTTAATGGAGTCTTCCCATTTAGTATTACCGTCAGCATCTAAGCATTTAACTTCGTATGAGCCTGTAACTGAAAGCTGTTCGCCTACGCTACCACCAAGAAGGGCTGTTGCGCCTAATGAATCTTGTACGTCTACTTTTTCTGAGTGCATATTTATGTCCTAATTGGATGATCGGATGAGGGCGCTTGTCGCCGTATTTACTGGAAAAGTTATTGTAAAAGTTGAGGTCGTTACTTTATCGTTACCGAAGTCCAGTACAGCCACAGAGCGGTTAGCTTTAGAGCTATTATATATCAATGCGCCGCGTGTAGTGAAACTTGATGTAGGCCACGAGATGTTATTGAAACTGATGTACGCAACACCCTCCGCTGAACTTACTACCGGGCTTACTAATGCTTGTCCTGTAGCAGTATACCCCGTACCTGTAATTTCGCCTGTAGCCGTGTAGATTAGCGTGTCTTGGCTAAGTGAGGCGTTAGCTGTGTACAAAGCAATCTTAAACGTATCCGTAGTAAAATTATGGATAGCCTCATAGAGCTCTTTTTTAAAGCTGGTTGTTTGACCTTGTACTATCATCTTACCGGTATCCTAGCTTGACCATTTCTATACGCATCACCCCTATCTTTACCTGTCGCAAGTGTGTTTAATAAGGTCATAGCTTCTTCGTAGCGTTGGCGATAGTTAGTCATGATTTCTGGGTCACCTTTAAGGAAGGTGTACGCCTCTAAGATAGCACCGTAGAGGAGCGCGGAGTCAAAGTTTTCACCAAGCCACGTCACCCCAACATCTACGAGAGAAGGCGGGTAGTAGAAGTATTGAAGCTCTGTAGTGTATTGCACGTCAGGTGTAGGCCCTAAAATAAATGTCAGCTCTGTTATTAAATTAGAACGTGGACCAAATATCGCGTAGTACTTAGGTGTGCCTGTGCTCGTAGGGTTTGGGTAGGCTTCACGGATGAAGTTAACGTCTTTATTTAACAAGAAGGTGTATTCCCCACTGGTGGGGTGAACAACCGCAAGGGCATAGGCAGACAAAAAGTCATCTGGACATTCTAGGTATTTATTCGCTGCCGTGATGACACCCGAGACAGTTTTACGTAAATCAGGCAGTTGTATGCTGTTGTAAATCCGCTGCTCTGCTTCTTTAGTGAAGAGCGCAAGCTGACTAGCCGTGAACGTATTCTCGACGTAATCTTGAATTGCAGTACAAAGTTCTATATAGGTCATAGCTATATGCCCTTATGCCATTGGTCCGCGTGCGATTTTACCTTTCGTTGCAGCGCCATTACCCCGCGTTTTAACACCCGATGTTTTAGTGCCTGTTTGTGGGTAGCCTGCGGTGTTTGGGGTTGGTTCTGTTTTAATTTTGCCTGACATAATCGTTCTCTATGTTGTGATGGTAACAGTGCCAACAGATGCTTTGGCAACAAGGTAATTAGGTGTAAGCGCGGAATCAAACTGTGAAGCTCCACCAACCGGTGCCCAACCCCATTGGAATATACGGCTGCCGTCTGAGGGTAATTGTAACGCATTTAGACCTGATTGGTAGTAACTTGTGTCAGGGCGAGGATTACGTAGTGCTTGTGGATCGAAAACAGGGAACATTCCTACTTTTAACTGCGGCTGATCTGGATCCCAGCAAGCGGGGCACACGAGGATGTTCGTTACTTTAGTTTTAATTGTCAGCTTTTTAAGGTCTTTCAACGGGAACCTTTGCGAGCAACGGTCGCAAAATCCGTGAGCCCACTTACCTGACGAGTATTTAGAAGCCATCTAAACGTGCCCGATGCGTGGAACGAAGTGGTTACTCGCTTTCTCTCTATCTTCTGACATAGCAAGGTCGAGCTGCTGCTCATAATCCATCTTAAGCATTTGGATGCGGGTAGGATCTACATTGGGTAACTTCATACTTAGGTAACTAGCAAGCCCTGCAACCATAGCGTTAAGTAATCGGAATGGGATGTCTTGAGTGTTGGCTGCATTTCCAGCGTCTTCAATACGGCGTAATCGCCAGTAAACAAGGGTGTAGTATGCGCTTTGGTCTGGCGTAGGCCATACATTAATTTGAGGTTTTCTGCTAGTGGTTACGGCTGCGTCAGGGTACGTTGCGCCCGTTTGTCGGTTGATCCACACTTGGATAGGTCTGCCCTGGGCATTCTTATTAGGGATTGTAGAGTAGGTTGAGCCAGAGATACGGGTGATGTTTATATCTGTTTGGTTTTGCCCTGTGCCCGTACGTACTACATGGTCTAGTAAATCAATGGTGCCATCAGGTAAAGGGTATTCAATCTGACCTTGTACAAGCGCAATTGAGCCCTCTTCAATAGTCCATAAATTGATACCCCGATTAGCAAATTCTATGGTTAGAAGATTAAGAGACCGTCTAGCTGTACGCATATCGTACCCAGACCTCAACTCCTGACCGCACCTTTCAAAAGCTTCTTCCACTATTTCGGCTAAGTCGAGATTAAAACTTGCTGTTCCTGTTGTTGTCATTTTTTCTTACCTTTCCGTCCGGGAAGTTTTTTAGGGTTTAGGTCACCCATTCCTCTGCTGGGTCTCACCGTACACGACCTTTTGTATGGCCTTTTGTAGCACA